ATCATCTTCGGGTTTATCATCTTCGGGTTTATCATCTTCGGGTTTATCATCTTCGGGTTTATCATCTTCGGGTTTATCATCAATGGGTTTATCATCAATGGGTTTATCATCTTCGGGTTTATCAACAATGGGTTTATCATCTTCGGGTTTATCAACAACGGGTTTATCATCTTCGGGTTTATCATTAGCTGGTTTGTCATCTTTAATACATCTACCGGAATCAGGATTACATTTTTTTCCCTTTTCTTTACATTCTTTTTTCTTAGATTCCGGGCATTTATCTGCTTTACTTGGAAGTACCTTTGGTTTTATAGGCTGTATATTTTGCTTTTTTGGCATATTAATAACCTTTTCATCATCATCTATTATTATATCTAAATATGAATATAGATTTAAATTATTATTATACTTAGGGGGTTTTAATTTTAAATAATTGTGTAAAGCTGTTTTTGTTTTGTCTAATTTAAAAGTTTCCATTAAGTCAGTTTTTTCACGCAACCAATTATCATAGTTAATATTTTGCTCAACTCTTTTGTTTTCATATTTTTCATAATATTTTTCTCTTTTTTTATTGCTAATGTTCTCCTTATCAGAAATATTATCAAAATATAATTTAATATTATTTTTTAATAATCCAGCATCTATATCGTTATTTGCATTAGTTATATCAATTATATTTTTGTTAATATTTCTTAATATTTCCATTTAATAATATTAGGGATAAAAATAAATATTTTATGGGGGCAATATAATATCATCAAACATCCCTTTATAAAAAGTTTGTAAACTTTCTGCGGGTTTCATTTGTTCTTCGTAAACACTTCTTGGAACATATTTGATAATAACTTTATCTTTTTTACATATTTTTTTATTACTGTAATATCCTTGTATTATTAATAAGCAACCTATAAATAAAATAAATATAGCAATTGCCTTCATATTCCAATGATAACTCTAAATAGGTTAATTATTTATTTTTCCTCTTCTTTGCGTTGACTCCACACATCTACATTTTCAATACTTTCCTTGATGCTAGATAGTTCAACATTTGTATTATCAGTAATATCATCATTTAATGCATCTGTTGGAGATTGCTTATTATCAAGAGATGATGCTGCGACAATAGAATTTTTACGAGATTCAAAGACAGTATCCTTATCTTCCATATTTTGTTTATATTCCTTCATTAAAGTATTAAGTTGGGAATTGGAATATTCTACATCTTTAATAAACTCGGGATCAGGAGCCCAAGCACACCAACAACCAACTTCACCAACATAAATATGAAATTTATCACCTAATTTCTTTAAAAACTCGCTTCGCGTTTTTGCCTCATCAAGAGTTTCAAAGCAACCACGAACTTTTACACCGCGAATTGATGTAATACCTTTATTATCGGCATGATATTTAGATTCAAGGTCAGGCCCATGTACGGATTTAAAGAACTTATATTGCTCATCCATTTCTTTTGCATCAAAGATATATTTATGATTATCACTAATACTATCAATAACATTTTTTGAATCAGGATATTTTTCTTTAATAGAATCAAAGATTTCCTTAACATTATTAGAAAAACTTTCCATGAATTTACTAAAAAATAGAGCCTCCTTGTTGATAATAACATCTTCGGGGCTTACAAATGAAAGTAATACATATTTTTGTCCTCTAATAGGTTTGTCTTCATCCAAATGGTCTTCTACTCTTGGGTCTACAAGATCAATGTTTTTGTCAGTTACTGTCGCCATATTCTTATGCTATTTTATATAATTATAATCTTATATATTTTTAAAAAAAATATAAGAATAATAAGTAGAAAAATGGAATATAAATTTGATTATTCGGAGGCGGGTTCGCGATTGATGAAATATTTATTTGAAGGCTTAGTTGTAGCATTTATAGCGCTAATATTACCTAAAAATAAACTTGAATGGAATGAAATATGGCTTTTAGCATTAACAGCCGCATGTACTTTTTCAATATTAGATTTATTATCCCCTATTATATCAAATAGTGCTAGACAAGGAGTTGGTCTTGGAGCGGGTTTTAGTTTGATTGGTTTTCCTGTTGGATTTTAGAGAGATGGTATAATTTGATAGTTTAGATCAATACAAATCTTTTTCCATATTTGGTCTTGAACATACAATTTTTCTCTGCTTTTTAAAAGAGGAAAATATTTAAGATATTCATCAAGACCTAATATTTGAAAAAACTTATAAAGCACGTAGCTGTAAGATAAGAAATTCTTTCTATCCTTTGGACAATGTTTCAAAAAAGGAGCTTGAATATTTCTAAACATATTACATAATTTTTCTTCTAATTCCGGGCTAAATTGCGGAGTAGGGATACCATTGATTCTATTTATAATATAATTAATATGTTCATAATACTTATTGATACGTAATCTTTTAAGAATATCGCGCATTTTAGAATATGTAATTGCTTTAAGATCGAGTATTTTTTCTTTTTTAATTTCCGCTAAAATCTTCTCAAATATTTCGTCTGGAATATCAGTGCTCTCTTTTCCCTGAACTTGGTTGCACCATTCCCTAAAATGATTTATCCTTTTATAGCAAAAATGCGAAGTATCCTTGGTATTTTGTTTAAGTATAGGTCTATTTTGCTCAACTAACAATAATTCTTGATATCCGCATGTATTACATATCATTATTGCGTCTTGTTGCAAACAAATCATTTTACTTTTACAATCCTTACATATTTCTATATTATCATCTTCGACATTTCTAACATATTTTTTATTTATTATAGACATATATTTATCAACCAAAGTACTTTTATCATCAACTAAATCTTCACTATCACTATTATCATCAGTATTTTTAATATTATTACTTTGTTCTTGATTTGATACATTATTTAAAGCATCTAATACATTTATAGAGTTCTGTGTAGAGTTTGACTTTTTATTTTTAGCTTCGTTTTTATATATTTTTCTTCCTTGCTTATTTGGCATATCTATCGACGACTTAATTATATTCGTTGTAGAAACAAGAGCATTATTAATATGAGATTGGTTATCAATAGTATCATAATATTGGAATAAAATATAGCTAGTATTTTTATAATATTCTATTTCGTCATAATTATTATTAAGCTCTTTAATTTTATGTTTTGTTTCTATCATTTTTTCGCGCAAATCAACATTACTTGTCCATAATAAATTTATAGTATCTTTATCGTTATTATCATTATTTAATTGGTGAAAAATTATATTTGAACTTTGCTCATAATTGTTTAACATTGTATTATGATATTGTAAATCATTGTCTGTTTTTTCAAATTTTTTTATCATATTATTATGCATTGCATCAAGTGTATATGTTTCATTTGTATCAACATTTATCTTTTTTTTTGATGATTTTTCTTTGAACATCATATATAATAAAATTATTACAATAAGTTTTATATGTATTATAATAGAAATATTCGCGTGGTGAATTATATTTTTTTCTCCACTTATAGTATAAAGAATATAGCGTAAATGGGTGGTGGTCTTCTTCAACTAGTAGCTTATGGTGCTCAGGATGTTTATTTAACAGGTAATCCTCAAATTACCTTTTTCAAAGTTGTATATCGTCGTCATACTAACTTCGCTATTGAAGCTATCCAACAAACCTTCAATGGAAACCCGGGATATGGGAACACTGTAAATTGTCAAATATCCCGTAACGGTGATTTAATCAACCGCATGTATCTCCAAGTAGAAGTACCGGCGATAGATAACTCTGGTACTGATAAATATGTTAACTATTTAGGTCTTCGCTTATTAAAATCTGTTGTTATTGAAATTGGTGGTCAACAAATAGATAAACACTATTCGGATTGGATGTATATTTGGAACGAATTATCTTTACCTGTTGGAAAACGCCACGCTTATGATAAAATGGTTGGAGCTAAAACGACAGAAACATCTGTTGCTTCAACTACTTTATATGTTCCCTTAGAATTCTGGTTCTGTCGCAATGTAGGTTTAGCACTTCCATTAATTGCTCTTCAATATCACGAAGTTAAAGTAAAGATTGAATTTGATACTAAACCAAATTGTACTGTTTCCGAAACTGGCGGACAAGGAGCAGCGATCGGAACAAATGTTCTCGATCTTAAAGATATATCATTATGGGTTGATTACATCTTCCTCGATACTGATGAGCGCAGACGTTTTGCTCAATTATCTCACGAATATCTAATTGAACAATTACAATTCACTGGCACTGAAACACTAGGAACTGGAAGCACCCGTGTCAAACTCAACTTTAATCACCCATGTAAGGAATTAGTATGGGTTGCCAAGGCCAAAGGTACTACAAAACGTAATGCCAGATGGTATGATTATTCTGATATGGATATACTAGATGACAGTATTGTACCTCACAGTAAGTCCAAGAATCCATTTGTTGACGCTATCTTACAATTAAATGGCAACGATCGTTTCGCAGTACGTAAAGGTTCTTATTTCAATTTAGTGCAACCTTATCAACATCACACCAATGTATCTGCCAACCCTGGTATCAACGTATACTCTTTTGCTCTTAAACCCGAAGATCATCAACCAAGTGGCACTCTCAATATGTCGCGTATTGACACAGCCACTCTTATGGTTAATGCTGTTGATAAACTACATATTAATGCAGATAGAACAACTGGTAGCGACGACATAGTTTACAGTGGTATCAATATATATGCTGTTAATTACAACGTTCTCCGCATATTATCTGGTATGGGTGGTCTTGCTTATTCCAACTAAATTATTAAAATATGTGTATTATTTTTCAATATATTATAACAATAATAATGTAATGTCTTTTGTGTAATATTACACTTTTTTTTTTCTCCTCTAATAGTATAAAGAATATAGCGTAAATGGGTGGTGGTCTTCTTCAACTAGTAGCTTATGGTGCTCAGGATGTTTATTTAACTGGTAATCCTCAAATTACCTTTTTCAAAGTTGTATATCGTCGTCATACTAACTTCGCTATTGAAGCTATCCAACAAACTTTCAACGGAAATCCAGGATATGGCAACCGTGTAACTTGCCAAATCTCTCGCAATGGTGATTTAATCCACCGCATGTATTTAGCAGTTGATATGTCGGATGAATCCGTAGCTGTATGTCCCTATTTCGGTTTACGTCTTGTTGACTATGTAGAACTTGAAATCGGTGGCCAAAAGATTGACAAACAATACTCTCACTGGATGTATGTATGGAATGAATTATCATTACCTGTATCCAAACGTAAAGGTTACAAAAAAATGGTTGGTGGCGATGGTGGTTTATTATATAAAACTTCCAATGATCAATTATATATACCTCTTGAATT